TCCGGCGTAAGACTATCAGGATCTCTACCTTTGAATACACTATATTCTTCTTTAATCTGTACATCACATATACAAGATTCGTCCAAAGTAAAATCCATGATAACTCCTTGTTGGTGGGTCTTAGAGGATTCGAACCCCTAACGCTGGTTTCGAAGACCAGAATGATAATCCATTTCACTAAAGACCCATATAGGTTTTCGGGAACTAACTCTGTACTACGAATTAGTTTGTCTCGAACGTAAGAGTTTAACAACCTTATAATCGTGTGCGGTGTCACATAGCCAACCTAAACTATGCTAGATTATCTGGGACTCAATCACGCCGTCTATCCCGAAACTTGGTAGTTGAGGTCGGACTCGAACCGACGATAGATACCGTATGAAGGTATTGCATTAGCCGCTATGCTACTCAACCATATAAAAACATACTGGATTGCCTGCACTCGGATGGGTGAGTCGGTTTTTTGCAATATGCTTTTATATGGTGCTCCCAACTGGTAACGATCCAGTGTCTATACATTACCAATGTATTGTAATGCCTTTATACTATAGGAGCATTGGCAGGGGGTATAGGATTCGAACCTATGCATGACGGAATCAAAATCCGTAGTCTTAACCAACTTGACGAACCCCCAACAATTTAATAAACACATGTACTCTACCTTTCAGGGGTAGGTCATATTGTTTTTACATGTGCTATTCTAAAACACATTCAGTACTCCCGAGTCGTATGGGCGGGCTGTGCAGGCCCTATTGTTCCTCTAAATATGTTTTAGAATAGCCAATGTTTCCATTGACTATGTTAGGGTCAATACCCTAACCAGTAGTCTTACTAATATGTTATCGCCATATTTTCATGTATACTGTCCGCCCGTTCATTACTGTTTATAGTGTGTAATATAGTCCTCGTTACTACTACCACTTTAAGTTTACTTTAACAAACTTTTTAGTTTGTTGTCTAACTCTACTTGCTTGAAGGCACGTTTTAATTTGTCTTCAATCAATTTCTTTCGTTGTTCCTCTGACATTGAATTATTCTTAAACCAATTCTTTCTGTCGGAAGAAACCAATTGTAGTTCATTTTTCATTTGTTGTCAAATTCCCCTTGTTGTTTTTTCGCAACACATAAACAAAAACCCCTGAGACTGTTTAGTTTCCCAGGGGTTCGATAAAGTTGTTATGATATTAAACTTGTTATCTGTTCCCCGGGCCTCTTAAATTATCTACACTTGATAGTTCATTTGAGCCACGAATACATGTAGGATATGCTGGTACAAAACTTATGGCTAGTGTTAGCCATTGTCCGTTATGTTTCTGCATGTTACAAGATTTATTCATCATAGTCTTCTATTTAGTCCTGGTTTAAAAATACATCAAATAAGATGTTTTTTAATGTATGTGTGTATTATATATTAGGTTACTGTTATTGTCAACAATATTTTTACCCATTTATTATTAATAATATAAAATATGCTAATAAATATTTAATGCCTACATTACATTTTTATGGTTGCAGTTATGGATTATATGGAACAAGTGACGGTTCTCAGCCTGATGCACATACATGGGGTACTGAAAATTCAATACCATATTTTCTAGCAAAACATTTAAATGTACAGTTAAGTAATCATAGTTGGGCCGGATCATGCAATTATCAATTATTTAACAATATAATGTCAACACCCCCGGACAAACTACCCAATGATGATGATATCACTATAGTTCAATGGGCGCATATAGGTAAGGTACATACCAATCATAATGCACCGCTTTGGTTGGAAGATTCATTAGTAAAGAATACTAGCAAAGACATTGAAATTAAATGGTATAAAAACATGACCATAGAGAAAATGGCTAACATGATAGATGTTTATAAAGAAAGTTTCTTTGATCCTATACAAGAATCTTACAGGATTCTAACATATAATAGTTATTTAAAATCTAAGATTAGGGGTCAGTTTTATTATGCTTTATGTGACCGTTTACATGTTTTTGACCCATTACCTATTCAATCTCGCAACGAATTACTGTATGATAAGCATTTACTACAACCATCTGTTAATTATTTAACAATGACCAATTTCATAGACAATGAACATAACCTTAGACGTAGTTGTTGGCATCCAACAATGGAAGGGTGTGATTATATTGCTAGAAATTACGCAAGACAAATATTGGAGAAACAAAATGATTTTTAATATTAAAGATTACCCAACTGTGTTTTTGAGTTATGATGAACCAAATAGTGAGGAAAATTACACTCACTTATGTAAGGTCTGTCCTGATATAGTATATAGGATACAAAATGTAAAGGGTAGTGACAAGGCCCATAAAATGGTTGCTAACTTAGTTAGTGGAATGTCAACTCATGTTATTATAGTCGATGGTGATAATTATATCAATGATGACTTCTATAAAAAGACGATAGAATTAAATGATAATATAGATTTAAGTAATAATGTTATCAGTTTCAGTGGATTGAACAACATTAATGGGACATGTTATGGTAACGGTGGCATTAAAATATGGCCTGTACAATTATTACTTGATATGAAAACCCATGAAGAAAGCAATACTAATAATACCAAAGTAGATTTTGACTTTACAAAGTATTTGCAACTTAATGAATATGCTAGTACTGTTGTTATAAACAGTACACCATTACAAGCATTTCGTGCAGGATTCCGTGAGGGCATTAAGTTATGTTTAAATGATGGAGAAATACGTTATAAACTTACCGAACTTGATTGGCGTAACTATGACAGATTATGGAACTGGATGCATATTGGTATGGATGTAGTTAACGGAGTATATGCGATATTAGGGTCACGCTGTGCAGTACATTGGTTAACACGTAATACATTTGACATTGAACAGATTAATGACTTTGATTATCTTAATAAAGTATTTGAAATGGTTATGGAAACTGTTAAAGGCACACCATTACAGTATGCAAATACATATGGCAAATTGATTAAAGAAGACACAGACGACCATAGAATTACAGATATCTATTCTACCAACGATAGCATAATGTATAAGAAAACAGTTAAACCTATATATCGTAGCCCACAAACTTTCTTAAAAACTCCTACTAGCACAGAATACGATATTGTTTTCATAAGTTATAATGAACCCAACTGTGAAACAAACTATTATAATTTACTAGAAAGATTTCCAAGAACTAAGCGTATTGACGGTGTTAAAGGTATATATAAAGCGCATGTTGAAGCCGCTAAGTCATGCACCACTGATTACTTCTGGGTAGTTGATGGTGATAGTGAAATCGTACCCGAATTTAACTTTGATTATGTTGTACCTTTCTATGATTATGAAAAGGTACGTGTTTGGCGTAGCATTAATCCAATCAATGATTTAGTATATGGTTACGGTGGTGTTAAATTATTACCTCGTACTAGTGTATTAAAGAAGTTTAATAACTATGACACATTAGAAAAACCTGACATGACCACTAGTATTAGTAGAAATTATGAACCCATAATGGTTGTTAGTAATATTACCAAGTTTAATACTGATGAATTTAACACTTGGCGTAGTGCATTCCGTGAATGTGTTAAATTATCCAGTAGAATTATTAATGGACAAGTAGATGTTGAAACACAAAATCGCTTAGATACATGGATGACGGTAGGTAGAGACAGAGATTATGGTGTATTCGCATTAGCAGGTGCTATTGAAGGTAACAAATATGGACTGTTGTATGCTAAAGACAATGAGAAATTAATGAAAATCAATGATTATAATTGGTTGAAAGAAAGATTCCTGGATATTTAATGAAGATAGACACAGAACATATACATCACTGGATGCAAGCAATACGCCAAAGTAATAATCCTATGCGTACAATGGATGCATTTTGGCAAGGTCAGTTAAAAAGCAAAGAGTGGCTTATTGACAGATTAGAATTTGTCATTAGACCACAACTTAACAAAGAAGAATTGTCTATAGATATTCATGGTGGTTGGGTTGGTGTTCTTAGTAGTATGTTGTTTCAAAGTAATTTACATATTAAGAATGTACGTAGTGTGGACATTGATCCATACTGTCAGCATATTGCATATTCCATGAATAAGATAGAAGAAATAGAACAACGCTTTGTGGCTATCACAGGTGATATGCTAGATGTTGATTCTAACGCCGATATTATAATTAACACTAGTTGTGAACACATAACTCAAAAACAGTATGATTTATGGCTATCTAGGCTACCAAGCAAAAGTATGTTAGTTTTACAGTCAAATGACTTCAAGATAGACGAACATATAAGAACTTGCAATAGTTTAGACGATTTTAAAAAGCAAAGTAATATTAACGTGATTTTTGGTGAGAAACTAGATTTACCGATATATAACAGATATATGTTGATCGGTTATAAACATGTTTAACTTTAATGAACTCAAGTCAGTACACTTAGAAATCAGTAGCCGTTGTCAGGCTAGTTGCCCTATGTGCCCTAGAAACGTGCATGGTGGGTTAAAAAATACAAATCTAATAGAAAGTGACTGGACTTTTGAGGATTTTAAGAATATATTAAACATAGAAGTATTAAATCAATTAACCAATATCTATTTTTGCGGGAACTTTGGTGACCCAATAATGAATAATGATTTAATTAAAATGTGTCAGTATGTTAAAGACAATAAGCCTAGTATGAGCATACGCATACACACGAACGGTGGTGCTAGAAATACTAAATGGTGGACAGAATTATACCATAGTTTACCCACTGACCATAGCGTAATCTTTGCATTAGACGGATTAGAAGATACACATCATATATACCGTATTGGAACTACATATGGCAATGTGATTAGAAATGCTGAAACCTTTATTAATTCTGGTGGTATTGCTGAATGGGTATTCATTAAGTTTAAGCACAATGAGCATCAGGTTGGTGAAGCAGAAATCCGTGCTAAACAAAAGAACTTTAAAGTCTTTACTGTAAAGAATAGCACACGATTTATCGGTGAACCAAGATTTCCAGTTAAAGATAATAATGGAAACATAGATTATTATCTAGAACCTAGCAAAAGTAATGTAGTATTAATTGACACCAACTCTATTACTAAGTTCTATAATGAATACAAGGATAAATCCATTGACTGTCAAGTATTAAAGAACCATGAAGTCTATATAGATGCGTTATGTAATCTATACCCATGTTGCTATTTGGCTAGCCCTCCCTATACATATAAAAGCCCTGACAGTTTATTCCCCGATATCCGTGATGAGATATTAAATCAATATCATTTAATGGTTAAATCATTGGGTGGGTTAGATAAATTAAACTGTTTAAATAACAGTATTAAAGATATTGTTAATAGTATTGAATATCAGACAGTTTGGAATGATTATTGGGGCGATAATAAACTGTTTACTTGCGCTAGAGTCTGTGGAAAGAAGTTAGAATTTACTCAACCTAGCGGACAATATGAAAAGCGTGAAAATATTAACAACTAGGTATAGGTAGTTGTTTCCATTCTTCCATAGTAATATATGGAATATCTAATGTATGTCGTATATTCTTTGGATCATACCATAAGCAGAACTGATAGCAGTCTTTAGTATATGACGGACAACACTTATATAGTTTATCATCAAACGTCATAGGGTAACCCGCTATTCTAGGGATATACTTACCAAACTGTTGAAACTTTTTCCAAGATACATCAACATTGTCATATTGTACCCCGCGGCTGATAAACAATATATCCTTACCCCATTCGTCATATCTATCTAATGTGGCTTTTAAGAAGGTGCTAATTACTTCTTTATTAGTATTTTTACGATAATCAGGATGTGTATATGTTCTAGTACACATTCTACTAATATTACTAGGCCAACGTCCGTTATTATAATTACCTAAAAAGACAATAGGTTTATCGTCTTTTAATATCATAATCATTTGGTCATAGTCAACACATTTAATATTCTGATAATTACCTGCTAGTTCGTGGTCATTATCATTTCTAGCAATATTATATAAGTATTGCCATTCAGGGCTATTATCATCAACTAATATTGAACGATATGTCACACTATCACATTCATTACTAAATGTATGCGTGGTTCCCAACCACCATTATAAACAAAGTGTTCACGGGTAGTGTCTACTATATAAAAATGATTGTCATTTGGGATATGATAGCATTGTGCAGTTACCTCACCATTCAATCTTTCCCCAAAGAATGCATTAGGGTTTGTATCATAGACATAATGATAACGGTGCTCAAAGTCTTTATGCACACTTAATCCTGTCTTACTCATTAATCTCATTAAGCGAATACGACCAAACTTAATGTTCTCACGACTTTCCAAATCTAATATAACATTTTTAGTAAACTCAGGAACTACATCGACCCACTCACTAAAGTCGGATTCTTTACTAATGAACTCTTGTTTCTCTTTATCGTATAGATTACCCGCCGCATCCATTAATGGATTAACTGCGTTTTTACGGCACTTTAAACTTAATTGGTTTGGGGGATAACTACGACCATTAATTACTTGCTTTTCAGGCCAGCCCACTGAATTAATTAAATCAGTTAAATCTTTATACATTAACTGATAGTCGGCGGTAATATCAGTTTTTGTTATAAAGGGGGTCATTACGCATTGCCTCCTCAAGTTGAAGTCTTCTGGTTGCAACTAAATCGTGATTATATACTGTTTTATCTTCCACAGTTCCATTGATTCTAAATGCATCATGTCGTTGTTGACAGTTAAAGCAATAACCACAATGATTACCTGTTTCAGTAATTGCTGGCTGGGTACAACTGGTTGTCTTATATAACAAGTCTACCAAGTCTAATTGTTTGTAAAAATCCACTACTTCTGATTTGTTTAATAAATGAAACGGGCTATAAACGAATCCTTCATAATCACGTATTAATGGGTGAACTTCTGGTGGAATATCAATATTCAATAACTGTTCTACATATACATGTGTAGGTATATGGAATTCTTCAATTGTACTACGATATTTTTCAATATCACCTAGGGCGATTCTATAGATATCCTCTTTAGTTACAAACTCACGTTTGAATACCTCGACTTGAAAGAATAACTTAGTGAAACCCCATAATGTATATTCTATATTATGTTCTGTTTTAAGCATATTGAATAAATTATCAATTGATTGTCTACGGTCGCTAATGTGCAAATCATAATCTACATCAATATATAATGTCTCAACTCCCAAATTATTCTTACTGATTTTATTATTAGTTCCTAAATGTTCACGTTTCTTTTCATTTGGGCCACAGAACATAACATCACTATAGATATAAACGATGTTATCTACTCCATATAATTCTTGAGATATCTTACCAATCAATGTTGATTCCATACCACCGGATAAAAAGATACCAACTTTCTTAGTAGGGTCTGTTAATTTGGGAAACTGTTCGTCTATGTTATAGACAACGTTTGCGGGTAATAGTGTATAGGTATTGTTCATCATGTTGTATTTATTTCAAAATAAGGCTATTTATAATATTATATGCTGATATATTAGTTGATAAAAAGAATTGATAATTAATACCACCGGTACATATAGCATCATGGACTAGACTAGTATCTGTTAGATATATTCTACCATTCTCTATATTCTTACACCGTTCATAACTATCTGTATCATGGTTATAATAGTTGACTATCAGATTGTCACTATTGGTTGTACCCCATAATCTTAACCAAGGTGTAGGGATAAATGTATCAATGTGTGGTAAGAATTTACCTGATTCTAACCATTTAAATATATTACTTCTAGTATAGTATCCGTCTAGTACTTTTAACGGCTGTAATGACTTTAAATCATATACCTCAGTAGGTCTTATACAATCTGTTTCAAATAATGGATCATTTGGATTATGTAGATTATGTTGATAAAGTGATCCATTAATAGGATCATTATCTTTACTTAACGTTCCGTCTAAATTTACTAATGCTAGCCCATATCTGGGTAGTTGAGTATGCATTGTTCCCCATTGACTGAACTCATTATCATAATATATTATTTCATTAGTAAAGTGTTCAACATCTATTACTATATCAGTGGGAACTAGAAAGTGTGTATGTAATTTCTTATAATCATCAATATTAATTTTAGGTAGATTTTTAAACTTTTCTACTTGTTCCGTGGTCTTACTGAATACGTCATATGTATCATTTATTATCTTATAAGCCTCAGTCTTGTTCATTACGACGGTACTTAATTCGTTTAGCCAAATCTATATATGATTCATTGAATATAGATATTTTTAACATAATACGTTCATGTTCATTATTAGTGACACTATGAGGAACTGTAGTGTTTAATAATATTGACTCATAATGATAATCAATACCTCCCATTGTAATGGGACTTGCGTTGTCTGTTAGTACAAAGTTTAAACTACATTGAGTGCCGTTATCTATATGTTCGGGGATAACTGCATATGGTTTCATCCAATAATATCTAGGCTTACCCTCTACCTCAAAGTCATTCATTATCTGTGTAATATATTCACTATTATAATGTCCGATTAACCAATCTTCCATGTATAAATCAGGATATCTACTGTCAGTATAGGGTTTGCTATTTTCTTTAGCCAGTATTGCATCCGTTAATAATCTTTTTTTATCTAGTGGATAATTTAGAAAAATTAACGGATCCATATTAAAATGCCATTACGTATGACCTGATTCTTTTGCTACATTCGCCGTATGGCTCATTCTGTACAACAGGCATTAAGTTACTAATCTGTGGTTTTTCAGCTGGAATTGCAACAATGTTAGTTACACCGCCTAGACCAAACCCTGGATCATTATTAGGATCTTTGGGGATAAAAGTATCTTCTTTTAATGGTGTATTTAAACATGCTACCCAGTATTGTTTATAACCTTTAGTAGACAAGAAATCAAAACATCCAGTCCAATCTAAACCCAATGCTTCATAGAATATGACAGGGCGATATTTATCAATAGTCTTTTCTGCACCCTTCATTACACCTAATTCAAATCCTTCAACATCTATTTTCATACCAGAAATTTCAGGCATATTAAGTGAATCTAATGTAATACATTGTGCTTCAATAGTACCTTCATCATCTTGTTTAGTCTCACCATAATTACCTGCGTCATCAATAGTAACATCAGTCATTCTAATAGTGTCTTTACGTGATCCTAGTGCCGCATTGAATAATTGAATAGGGGCATCTTTGCAATTCTCTGCTGCAATTATAAAATGTGTGGGATTAGGTTCAAATCCAATTACCGAACAACCTGTTTCTTTATGTATTGCTAGTGAATGATAACCGATATTAACACCCACATCAATATATACTGAATCTTTATTAACGAATAATTTCATAATATCAACTTCAGCATGACAGTATTCACCGTATACTCTGATGGCTTTACTTACAAATTGGTCATTCTTGTATACGTACATAGGACCAGGTTTGGCTTGTACTAAATCTAATTTGGGTTTTAATGTATCAATTGCTGCAATAGTTTGGGCTTTTGCAGTTTTTGCAGTTTTTGCTGATTTTGGCATAATAGTCCTTTAAAATATATTAATATTTAATATGAGTTTTAAAGGTCTAATTATTTCTTGTCTTTTCTCATTAATGACCGAATCGCTTCAATCATATCATTGCGACTTGTTTTTTTAACATACTCAACTTTTTCTTGTAAAGTTAAATTTTTTCTAGTTAAATCTTTAATCATTTTTTTAATGTCAGGTTCATTTGAATAACTCATTGTCACCTCCTGTGGCTATTATCCAGCCCAATTTTAATAAATCGTCACGAATTTCATCGGTGATACATCCTTCATTGACATAATCTTTAGTACCATCAATGTCACCGTTGCCCAATCCCTCACCAATGCCACTACAATACCAGTCAATGTAATCACCCTTCTCTAACATGTCAGAAATGATTCCACCTGCATAACGCCAACTACAACTCCATTCTTTTTCCAACAGTATAGGCCACACATCATTTTTAATAAAACTATTATTACACATAGCGGCATATAAATTCTGTGCATATGTTTCACTATTGCGTACTTTATCTAATATCCAATCAGTAGTACGCAAATCATATTCCATATTATCTTTTTGCCATGCTGGATCTTTAATTTTATTAATGTTTTGTGTTTTAACAGACTCAAAGAAATCAAGATAATCTTGACTTGGTTCTTCGCTTTTTTCTAATTTATGTTCTATATATTTTTGTTGCTGGAAGGTATTACGCTCCGGACTGCAACTCACTTTCGGCTCTGATTCTGTGTTTTCGGTCATGATGTTTCTTAGCCTTCTTTTTCTTACTATAGAATATATGATTTCCGATTATCTGTACTTTTTCATAGTTTTCCCAATCGGGTTCAACTGACTTGTTATGAAAAAATAATGTGTTTTTCGGTACTACATCTTTATACTTATCTAATACTAACACATCATAAGCCACTTGTAAACTATCTTGGTAACTTGGATCACGTTTATTTGGGTTACCTTTACCCTCGCATACCCAACTAAATTGACAGAACTTTTGGTCATCACGTACTGTAGTTTGATATACTACATTACATGGTGTATTTGCAAAGCCACTGTTAACACGGTTTAATGTAACACGTGCAACTGCTGCCTTTCCATCTGTACTTTCATGCCCTGCTTCATAAAATATATTAGTAGCCATACATATAATTTGTTTTGGGTCAACAAACTTTGCTACTTTCAGTTCTGTACGTATAACTTCCTCACGCACGGATTGATTAAATGTCATTGTCGTAAATGATAATAATATCATACACATCAATATATATTTTCCACATTGATTTAACGTCATAAGACTCCTTTCTTAAGGTACCAATAGCGTAAACCTATCAATTTAATGATAGATTATTGGTTAATGATACTTTATTGTAATAAGTCCCAGCAATCGCAATTACATGCTGATACATGTTGTATTGCTGCGCTGGGCACTAGTACTGATGGACCTGTTGCCATATTAAGAATATTTAAATTACCTGGTACTAGTGTTGACTGGGGGCTTCCGCCTAGGCTACCTGGTTCAGGTCCGCCGTTCACGACAGAGACTTCAACACTACCTGTGGTTGTCAGTAGCATTGCTTTTGCCCCATTAGCGACAGGAACATTAAGTGGGTTAGATTCGACCTTATTGTCTAATTCTCCTCCCATTAATCCCATACGCTGACTATTGCGTGCCTCACGCATACTTCCGATTAAACTTTGTCCTCCTAAAGTTGCAGTATTTGCTATGTTTTCTATAACGACAGCGGTTCCTCCAGTCTCGGTTTCTGAAGAATATGTACTTAAATTATCTATGAAAGAATATATATCGGTATCTGAACTTACTGTATTTTCTATACCGCCGGGTATTGCTTTCTTTCTAATAAACTGTTCTCTTGCCAATCCCGCACCCATTTGATTATATAAAGTATTTATAGGTGCTATTAAATCACGATGTGCATAGAATATATTAGTTACTAGTATATTAATTGCATCAATAGAGGGTTGTACATTAGCCGCAAAAGCACTTGATGTAACTGTACCTAATGGTTTATTTAATGCATTATACATTGTTTGAAAATGTCCCTCTAGTTCAGTAACCTCAGGTAATTGCTCTAATGCAGTTATAGCATCTGAAATTTCTTTCCATGGATAATATAAATTTGTTAAACAACCAAAAAAGTCTATTGTTAGAAATTTTCCACTAGTGGTTGATCCGTATGCTATCTTACTCAATGCGGCCTGAATAGCAGCCTTGTTAGTAGGAATATTCGTGCCATTAACAGTCAAATCATTTACATTTTCTAAATTAGTAACAACTTGAGCAAATTTTTCAATATCTATATTTTGAATATTCTTAACTTGTCGCATACTCATACTAAATGCATCTACCGCATATGCAATATCAGATGGTAATATACCTGCCAATCTACTACCATAACTTAAACTAGGTATTTTATTAACTTGCGTACCCTGATATAATAGATAATATGTTTTACTATTAGTTGTTTTTGGTTCACTATTATATTGCGGAAAGGTTAATGTTTGATAACTATTAGGGAATATCTTTTTTAAATTCAACAAATCTGCCAATGAATCTAATCCTTTAGTACGACAGTTTAATGGAATTAATATCTCTACTAAATCTTTACCGGTTATCAAATTATAACATGCATATAATAATTTTTGTTGATTGTTATCTGCACTTTGTCCATTAATAATATTTGTTATATCGCCTGTACTCAATCCACTTGCAGATAATGCAATGTTAAGACTACCTGTCATTGCTTTGTTTTTTGCAATGGTTCTTAATAAATTATCCGGACTACCAAAACTTTGAATAGTTTGCAAATCTAAAGCACGACCTAACTTAGTTAAATCTTGACCCCAGAAGAATGTACTGATACTAACACCCGAGATGTCACCTGTTATCAAATCATTCATATTTGAGTATATACCATCTAGGTGTGTAAGACCTAAAGTAAGACTTTCTATAACACCATTAGTTGTATCTTTATAACCTAATATAGTACTGAATACACTAAAGAAATCACTATACGAGCCACTATTGAGATAAAATTCCTCATAGGCTTGAACTGCAAATTCACCTATAAATCCATGTCTGCATGTGGTAGAATAAAAATCCATACTATAATATGGTGGCGGTGTGTTTGTTAAAAGTGGTACAGAATTTCCCATTGTCAATAAATTAGTATATTGTTGCAATGTCATTCCATCTTGTGAAACCCCTGTAACATCATTTACAGTTCCATTTGTACCGGCAATATCACCACCTGTACTAGTTGCTTTGAATACAATACCCACACGACTACCTGCCGCGCCTACTAAAGTAAAATCTGTATGCAGTCCTGTAGTGCCTAAAGACCTAATATAATATCTTCTACCGACTATTAACTGACCCATGCTTTTAACTGGATAACGTATATCAAATGCTAGTCTAAAAATTTCTGATGTAAGTTGTAAGAAGTTACCACCGGTAACAGTACCGGGTGTATATGTACCGTTGTCATAATAACCCATACGATTAGCAGCATCTTGATTAACATTTAACCCTTGGTTATTTAAAAATGAACCAATACAATTAAGATTCATTGGACTATAACTCATGTTATCTCCACCGTAAGACTTCCAGTTGTTATTTTATGACCACATGTAGTTCCTGAACCAACCATTAATACAGGAACATTATCTATTAATATACTTGAACTACCATTCAATGTAGTTGATGCTTCATGCGGTGGGTGAGGAATGCCATATGGACTATGTGATGATATTTTACTTACATGTAGTCCAGCCGGCATGTTGTCAACCAATACGGTTTGAGATCCTCTGAGAATCTTTCCACCTACTGCATTTTGGTCATTTTGACGGCTTAATTTTGGCATTATCCTAATATGATTTTCTTATCTGGCAATTGAATACCAGTCGTTGCTTCAATATACTTGTCTTTAATACTATCTTCAGTATCAGCATAAAAAGCAACACTATGTATATTTAGTGTAACGTCTGATCCAGGATTTGCAGTAAACATGCTAGGAATCATTTGCATACCCTTTGGTCCGGGTGCAATAGACACTGGTTCACTAACGATAATTAAACCATTACCTGAATCTTCTACTACTTTTGCAATCAATTCTTCACCCGAATTCATTTTGAATGTATATACTTGTCCAACTTTCATTATACGCTTTCTGTTAATTTTTTTCTGAGTTCAGTAAACCCACCCACATATTCTTCATCTAAAAAGATTTGTGGTAATGTTCGGGCAGTTGGTACTGCTTCTAATAATTGTTCTTTTGTATAAGTACCTTGCATGATGTTTCTTTCTTCATACTCAATACCTTTTGATTCTAATAATGCCTTTGCTTGAACACAATAGGGACATTGGTCTTTAGACCAAACTGTTGCTTTCATCGTAATCCTTTTTATTTAGGTGCAAACTTTTCGCTTGCAGTAAAGCCTAATCCTGCTACTACAATATACATCAATGCGTTTAACATTGGTGCATCAATTTTCAAATCATATAATAAGTCACCAATTGCGGCTGCACCTATTAATAAGAATGATAATACTGTGATAACTCTTTTGCTACTGATACTATCATTAGTACCGTCACTTAACATACTTTTTAACCAATTCATAATTATCTCCAAAAGAATAAAACTGCTTTTAACTTATCAATGTACTTTTGTAAGTATTTTGCTTGAAAGTCTTTTGCATACTGTGGTTGAGGAAAGTTCCAACCAAAAAATGCGCCGATTGCTATATAAATTAATGTCTCTAACATACCTTTTCTCCTTATAATTGATTTAGTATTTTTTTCATTGTTCTCACATGTACTCTATCTTTTTCTTTTTCTTCTTCAGGAAGTTGTTCATAAGGTACATGTTGTGCGGCATTATAATCTTGTTTTGGATTACGTCTCATCCACTGAATATGAATATATTCACTGGCTTTTTCTTCGTCATTGGGAAACTTCTTAACTGCATCTAATGCTGCCTGACCAGCCGCTAAGTTTTCTTTCTGCCAATCTGGATGAATCTTATTAAAAGATTGATTGATATCTCCCTCAGTACCGTCGCTATTCTTTTTAATTCTAGGTTTAGTACCTGTAGGATCATAATTTTTACGCCATTCTTCATGTGCTAAACTAGCAAATTGTGTAACAGGATCTTCATTGAGTTGCATAGTCTCATTAATCATGTTTAGTTGTTTTCTAATATCTTTTTCTATCATAATGTAGGTAACTCCTCATACTCAACTACATCACTCATAACACCAATAACATAGTTTGTTGACTCTGTTTCTTGCAATGCACTTTGTTTCTTGTTAATGTTTACATGCTTATTGAACCATGGAATAGGACTATGCTTTGGATGATTCTCATTATACTTGATACCAATTTCTTTCAATCTAGTAAATGCAGTATAGTCTACAAAATCACTTAGTATGTCTGCATTTAATCCAATGACAACACCTTTACTGAATAGATAATGTGCCCATTCTTTTTCTTCACGTATAACATCCATGTACATATCATAGACTTCACGTTCACATTGTTGTTTGGCTATAACAAATCTTGGATCATCTTTAACTACATTATTGATTAACCAAGCAGTCCATTCTGCATGTAGTAACTCATCTTGTAATATTAAACTGATAATGTTTCCGTTACCAATGTAAATCTTGTTCTCTACCATAGCAAGACTCGTTGCAAAACTTACCATGAAGCGTAACGCCTCTAATGCGTAACTTGCATTGAGTGCTAACCAAATACTATTGATGTGTTCTTGATGTCCTACTTTGTTTGAATCAATTTCTTTCAAACAATTTAGTTGATGCAAGTCTTCATAGTATTTACCTACATTGCTTGCCATACTAACTATTTCTTTGGTATCGTGAATTTTATTAAATTCTTCCTTAGGCACACCATATACGTTCCTAATAATATGGCTGTAAGATTTTGAGTGTATATTAGTCTCAAAGAAACTCCAATTGCTAAC